CAGTTCCAGTACCCTGAGATGCTTTAAAAGGAAAACCATCAACAGAAATAGTTTTCTTTTTAATCCTAAATCTACCTACCTTACCTTTTACTGATTTAAATTCATCAGTAAGTAATTCACTTTCTTCAGTAGACAACTGAGAATCAATCATCCTAGCGGCAACCATCTTCTCTTTCAGAAGAGTCAAATAAGTGCCATAATCAATATCAAATACATCTTCAAGTCCAAGAAGATTTAATATTCTTTCATCTACTTCTTTATCAACTAAATCTTCTGATCTAATCCCCTCATATATTGCTAACGCACTTGAAGACTGTGCAGACTCATCTGCTTTTATTTCTCCAAGTAATTCGTCAAGATCTGGTAGAATATCCTCATCTTCCTCTTCTTCTTCTTCAGGAATTTCAGTCTCTACGGTTGTTGAAGTATCCTCTTTCTCAGATATAAACTCATCTGCCATTTGATGAAGAAGAGTATCATTATACCCCTTAAGCAATCTACTATCAAGTTCAGACTGTTCACTGTCACTCAGTTGATTGTAAAACTTAGAAAGCAGTCCAATTTGATCGTCAGAAAGTTTGTCAGCACGATCCTTCCCGATTTTAATTTCGTAAGATTTTCTCAGATTTTTAGGATCTCTAGGCATTTGCTGCTTGCTGTTGCTTTAATTTTTCGTCTTCAAGATGAGATCTCAACAACTCAACATAAATGTCTCTCTCCCACGGCATCATGTTTTCAATCTCCGTTAATGAGTATTTATGATACTGCATCAAGGAAAAATTTAATGTAAAATATGCCTCCAAAGACATGTGGGAGAGGGCTACGCGAAAAAACTTGCCAATCCTTCCAAAAGGACTTTACTTTCAACTTCTGTTTTTGGATTAACAACAGTTACTTCATGAGACAGTTTAGGCATCGTCTCAAAAAACTTTTCAATTTCTTTAAATTGTGATGAATTCATCTGTTCAAGAAATTCCATCATTTCTTTCTTGCTACAATCTTCTGCTGCCCATACCTCTTCTTCACTGAAAATTTTATCAACACATGATGCAATCATCTCAAATGACTGATCCACATTTTTAGTGTTATTGAAGTCAAAATTATTCTTGATAAATTGATCAAGAGAAGGATACTTCAACTGCATTACAAGACTATCATCTAACTTAATTTGGTTAGTATGATCTTCGTTCTTGGATACTTCAATTTGATCAATATCAATACTTACTGGAACATACGTCTCTCCATCATCGGGACAGAGGACATTGATCTCAATATCTTCACCAACCGACTTGCCACGAATGTTAAGGAACAGATATTCAATATCAAATGTAGGAAGAGATTCTACCTTAATTCCTCTTGTTTGAATACAATTTTTAATTACATTCTTGATTGCAGTGGTAATTTCTTTTGTATCTGCACTTTCAAGTGCCAAAACAAGAAGTTTTTCTTCTTTAACTAAAAAGGGACGGTATTTAACTGGTTTTCCTGTAGATGGTAATTCCAACTCATACGTTGGTGTTGCAATTTTTGGTAAAGGCATAATATCCTATAAAAAAATTTCAGTGTGATTATTTATTAGGCAATTTGACTATTAATATCTGTCAATTCCCGTATTGTTCCTGCTCCAGTTAAACCTGCACTAAAGGTTCCTGGAATTGGATTAGATCCTCCAGTTGCTGCATCCAAATTAGCTTCAAACAATCTCTGATTAGCAAGAACACTACTTTCTTTATGATAGTCTATCACATATCTGCTATAAGAAAAAGAAACTGTCACTTTTAAAAGATCAGATGCATTATAAGAAACTGGCATTGTATTGATACTAATTGGGAATGCCTTCAAAAATCTATACTGAAGAAATCCCCCCTCAAAATCTTTTTCAAATTTGTTAATTTTAATTTGAGTTGTATACCCTCCAGATCCACTAATTGGATTAGACTGGGGAAAATTAACTCGATACGAATATCTCAATTCATCATTTACTGAGGAAAATCCAGCAGATTCTGTTCTTTGTTCATTTACAATGAATGCCATCCAATTTTCGAATAAGAGAATTGGATTATAATCATGATCTACATAAAAACTAAATTCGGCTCTATCATCATATTGTCTTCTGTATACATGTCTCTCCGTTACACCACTATGATCGTTTGTTAACTCATGAGTTGCCAGTGTAGATCCAGGCAATGCTGCATCTGAACAGGATAAAGAATAAAATTCTTCATTTCCATTATAATTTTTTGGTAACAATCCAGCATTATGCCTATCGTTTAACCAATTTTTAACAGATTGTGGGGGATCAAACCAACATTGAAAATTCGATGTTGTTGCAGGCCTGAGAATTGAAGCCTTTAAATCAGATAATTGTCTACGCCTTGGACTGGGAGTTCTCGATGCCATCCAACTATAAATACTTTACCGGTATATTATGTAGTCAGGTAAATGGGAGAAAGTATAAAAAGTAAATTTAAACCATCAAATCCTCAGAAGTATCAAGGTGATCCAGACAACATTATATGCCGTAGTAGTTGGGAAAGAAAATTTTGCGTTTATTGTGATACAAACCCAAACATTTTAAAATGGGCAAGTGAAGAATTTAGTATCCCTTACGTTTCTCCTGCTGACAACAGAGTTCATCGTTACTTTCCAGACTTTCTGATTGAGGTGAGAGAAACCAATGGAAAAATCAAAAAGTATGTAGTTGAAGTTAAACCAGCAAAGCAAACACAACCCCCAAAACAAGGGAAGCGCGTTACTAAATCATTTTTGTATGAGGCAAAGACATATGCCATTAATCAAGCAAAATGGAAGGCAGCAGCAGAATTTTGTTTAGATAATGGCGTTGAATTCAAGATCATCACAGAAAAAGAACTGGGTATTAAACAATGGCGCAGCAAAAAAAGGTAGATGAATTTCAATTTGAAGAAGAAGTTGGTAGTAATCGAATCTTTCCAATTAAAGATCGTCTCAAATCAATGTCAGATCCAGAGGATATGATGATTGAAATTATGGAAGTTTTGACTGATACCCAGTTGATTCCCGATGTTGGAGACTATTATACCTTTATATACAATGCAAAAACAGAAAACATAAAATATGATCAACACCCACTTATTGCTTGTCTTGAAGTTGAAAGATGGGGATTTAAGGGATTAAATTTTCATTGGGGAAAAGTTAGAAATTATACCTGGGAGGAAATTCCTGGAAGTCTTCATTCTGTAAGAAATAGTGAAATTGATGACTTGCGTGATATAAACTATGGATATTTCACAATCAACTATAAATAAATAAAAACCGTCTGAAATGGCAGAAACCAAAATTATAAACACGGCAAAGTCCGCATATTATACTTCAGATGGCACCAAGTTATACTTGTCCGCATCGACGGAAGTTAAGGTATTTCAGAATGGTAAATTTGTACCCAACAGCACTAAGACAACACTTAAACTTGATGATGGAACTGTCTTGGCAACATTAGAATCTGGTGAAAGATGGCAATATACTGATAAAGCAGGTGCAGATTTAAGAAAAACTCTCTCAAATCGAAATTCTATGATGAATATCAATTTGAGAAACAGATTGAGAACAGATCTAGCCCGATCAGATGATACGATTGTAGGTAGAGGCGAAACAGGTGAAGTAGATCCGGGGATTAATAATGGTTCAACTGCAACAGATGCTTTAGGTGGGGCATCAATACCTCAAGCAACTCCTGAGGAAAGAGAACAAGAAGATGCCGAACTTGAGGAAGCTCCTGAAAATACAATTGATTTGGGTGGGGAAATTGACTTCAATATAGAGGGAAATAACGTAAGGACAGCATACCCAACGTTATATTATCCAGAAGATCTTGCAACAAACAAACAAGATACCATTAAGTTCTCAATGAGAACAAATGAGGGATCTATAATTAGATCTGGATTGGGGGTTCAGAACATAGAAAGAAGGGCTGGAACTCCAATCTCTGGATCTGTGACATTACCAATACCTAGTGGAATCCAAGATACTAATTCCGTTAATTTCAACGAAGGAGAACTAAATCCTTTTCAAGCATTTTTGGTTGCAGGTGCTATGAATGTTATGGAATCTTCCACCGATCAACTTGCCAATAATATTGGCAATATTTTCGGACAAGCAGCAAAAACATTCAAAGAAAATCAAGCTTATGGTGATGCTTTGAAATTATATCTTGCTCAACAAGCAACCAGTACTCAAGGACTTCTCTCAAGAGCAAGTGGAGCAATTTTAAATCCAAACCTTGAACTGCTTTTCAATAAACCCATGTTGAGAGATTTTGCGTTTGTTTTTAGAATGTCTCCTAGGGATTCATCTGAAGCAAATAGTGTTAAGCAAATCATTAGATTTTTTAAACAAGGAAT